AAGTACCAATACGATACAACAGACATATGCAAAGACTTTATATTGACCAAGCATGGGGTCAAGATGAATGTCCTGCAGGTTCAGTTGTTATTGCAGAATGTTATGCTATTATTGATCCAGACCAATATAATAAAGTTTGGAATGACCGTTGGTTAAAACTTTATGCAACGGCATTAATTAAACAGCAATGGGGCAGAAATCTTTCCAAGTTTTCAGGTCTTCAATTACCAGGTGGTGTAAAACTAGATGGTCAAAAGATTGATGAAGATGCTGATAGAGAAATTAAATATCTACAAGAACAAATGCAAACTGAATACGGTGCACCGTTAGAATGGTTCCTAAATTAATTATGAAACATTTACATCATATTATACCAAAACATATGGGCGGTACGGATGATCCTTCTAATTTAATTGAATTGACATTGGAAGAACACGCTGAAGCTCACCGTAAATTGTATGAAGAACATGGTCGTTGGCAAGATAAGTATGCATGGCTTGGGCTTTCTGGTATGATACCAAATAAAGAATTGCACAAAAAAGTTTCTTCAGAGGCCGCAAAAGCGTGGTGGAAAAATTTATCGGAAAATGATAGAGAAAAAAGATTAGAGTCATTTAATTTTTCAAAAATTGGTAATAAAAATGCTTTGGGTAAAACTTGGAAACTTTCGGAAGAAACAAAAAAGAAAGTTAGTTTTGCAAAAACCGGTGTGAAAAAAACTGATGAAGTGAAAAAGAGACAAAGTGAAGCTAGAAAAGGTTCTGGTAATCCAATGTTTGGAAAAACACAGTCACCAGAAACACGAGAAAAAATTAGGCAAGCGGCTTTGTCGAGAAAGGGGGTAAAAATTTAATATGGCAACGAACCATTACTTTAACAATTATGGTTCTCTTTCTGAGCAAAGAGTCATTGAAGATTTAATTGTTGAATCAGTTAAAGTGATGGGCTTTGATGCTCAATATTTACCTAACAATAATGACCAAGCAAGAGATTTACTGTACGGTGAAGATCCAGTAAAACAATTTACTTCTGCTTTTACCGTTGAGATGTTCTTACAGAACTCAACAGAGTATGGTGGTGAACGTGAATTCTTTTCTAAATTTGGCCTTGAGATTAAAAATAACGTAACAGTTCTGGTTTCTAGACGTTCATTCAACGAAAGAGTACCCCAAAATACATTTACAAGACCTCGTGAAGGTGATTTGGTTTATATACCATTTTTAAACGGTACCGGTGAACTCTATGAAATCAAATTTGTCAATCAAACTAAAGACTTCTTTATGTTGGGAAGAAAATATCCATATTTCTATGAGTTAGAAATGGAGAAATTCAAATACTCACAAGAAGTTCTACAGACAGGATCAGCAGGTGTGGACGATATTGTTGCCCAATCGGGTTATACGATTGACCTTGATGTCAACATTTCAACTGGAAACGGCACATATATGCACCAAGAAGTTGCATTCCAATCACATGATAATACATTGATGAACGCATACGCATACGGTACAGTACAAGAATGGATGCCAAGTGCTAACACATTAACAGTAAGTAATATCTTTGGTGAATTTGCTAATGGTGTAATTGTAACTGGCAACACAAGTAATGCAACATACACGGTTACAACTTATGATGATATGCAAAACAACACAGAGACAGAAGTATATGATAATGAGTTGATTTTAAACAACGCTAATACTATCATAGACTTCTCAGAATCAAATCCTTTTGGTAGTATCTAATGGCAAATGTATTTTATAATAGAGTAATCAGAAAACTTGTTGTCGGTTTTGGCAACTTGTTTAATAATATTACGCTTGTCAGATACAATCCAGATGAATCTGAAGCAGAAAGATTTCTTGTCCCTATTGCATATGCACAGAAAGAATTGTATGTACAACGTCTACAAGGCGATCCTAATCTAGATAAAAAAGTACAATTAACTTTACCTAGAATGTCATTTGAAATGACAGGGTTCAAGTATGATTCAAGTAGAAAACAAAATACAAATATTAAGAACTTTGCTCAAAACGGTTCTTCAATGTCAACTCAGTATAATCCTGTACCTTATGACTTCGACTTTTCTTTAAACATTTATGTAAGAAATATTGAAGACGGTACTCAAATGATTGAACATATTTTACCGTATTTCACACCAGATTATACAATTAAGTTAAACTTAATACCGGAAATGGGTATCACAAAAGAGATACCAATCATATTAAATTCGACAGACCAAGAAATCATCTACGAAGGTAACAGAGATACCGATCCTAGAATGGTTATTTGGACTTTGAATTTCACAGTAAAAGGTTTTATATATGGTGGTACAACATCTGCGAACGTTATTACAACGTCAATTACAAACATTTTTAGCAATCCAACTTCTGGTGAAGATGTACAGTTTACGATGTCTAGTTCAGGGCTTGGAGATTATCAAATCGGTGAGAAAGTCTATCAAGGGTATTCATTAAATACCGCATCTGCAACTGCAACAGTTATTCAATGGTCTAACACAACACACATTCTTGTTGCATCAGACGTTGCTGGTAATTTCATTTCTAATGAACCGGTCAAAGGTGCAGTTACAAATGCATCACATAACTTTGTGTCGTTCGTGGTAACACCACATCTATATGCAAATACTGTAACGACACCTTCACCAAACACAGCAACAGCAAACTCTAATTATCTATATAATACCATAATAACTGAATCAGAGACTTAAAATGGACAAACTTGATAAGAATATGACTGAAATATTTGACATAGAACCTAAGACAAGTGAAATTGTAAAGGTTGAAAAACCTCAGGTGCCTGTTGCAAATGAAGAACTCAAACACGATTTAGAAGATGCATACCAGCAATCTAAAGATAATCTACAGCATATCATAGACCAAGGTAAAGATGCGATGGAAGAGATTTTAAACATTGCAAAGAACAGCCAACACCCAAGGGCATTTGAAGTCTATGGTACTCTACTAAAGAATATGACAGAAGCAAACAAAGAACTTCTAAGCATACAAAAACAAATGCGAGAGATTAGTGGTACAAAATCAGAAGCGGCTCAAACAACTATTGACAAAGCAGTTTTTGTAGGTACAACAGCAGACTTTAATAAGTTGCTAAAAGGTAAAGTTTAATGGCAACAGCAAGTAAAGACTCCTACCGTGACAATCCGTTACTAAAGAAAGTTGGAGTAGAGCACCCATATACACAAGAACAAGCAGAAGAATACTCAAAGTGTGCTTCTGATCCTGTGTACTTTGCGATGAATTATATTAAGATTGTTAACGTTGACGAAGGTCTGATACCTTTTAAGATGTGGGACTTTCAAAAAGAAATGATTAAAGTCTACCATGAAAATCGTTTCTCTATTACTAAATGTCCTCGTCAGGTTGGTAAAACAACAACATCGGTTGCTTATCTTCTTTGGTCTACAATCTTTACCGATTCACAATCAGTTGCAGTTCTAGCTAACAAAGGTTCTCTTGCACGAGATATTTTAGCTAAGTATCAACTTGCATATGAAAACTTACCAATGTGGTTACAACAAGGTGTCGTCACATGGAACAAAGGTAACGTAGAACTAGAGAATGGTTCTAAGATTATTGCCGCATCAACATCAAGTTCTGCAATTCGAGGTGGTTCATTTAACATTGTATTCTTGGACGAATTTGCTTTCGTTCCTAATAATATTGCTGAAGAATTCTTTAACTCAGTTTATCCTGTAATCTCTTCCGGTAAAACATCTAAGATTATTATTGTTTCTACACCTAACGGTATGAACCTGTTCTACAAGTTATGGATGGATGCTATCGGTAAGAAGAACGGTTACAAACCATTTGAGATTCACTGGTCAATGGTACCTGGTAGAACTGAGGCATGGAAAGAAGAAACAATACGTAACACTTCTTTACGTCAGTTCCAGCAGGAGTTTGAAACAGAATTCTTAGGTTCTTCAAATACTTTGATTTCTGGCTACAAGTTAGCACAGTTAAGGTACATGGATGCGATTGCAGAACATGACCTGATGAAGATATACGAGCATCCTATCAAAACAGACGGTATAAAATACGTTAAAGATAGATTATATTGTCTTGTCGTAGACGTTTCTGAAGGTAAGAATTTAGATAGTTCTGCTTTCTCGGTCATTGACATATCAGAGTTACCCTATAAACAAGTGGCAACTTATAAGAGTTCATCTATTACACCGCTATTGTTCCCAACAGTCATTTACAATGCGGCCAGATACTACAATGATGCTTACGTACTGGTAGAAATCAACAACACACCACAGATTGCAGATACTTTACATGCAGATTTAGAATACGAAAATCTATGGAAAGTGTTTACCGGTAACAAGAAACCACAACAGTTGTCTGCCGGTTTTGCTAGAGGAGTTCAATTAGGACTCAAAATGTCACCACAAGTTAAGAAAATTGGTACTTCTAACTTAAAAACTTTGATTGAAGGTGACAAATTACTCATCAATGACTTTGCAACATACTCAGAATTGACAACATTCGTAGAAACTAAGAACACTTTTGCCGCTGAACAGGGTGCAAATGATGACTTGGTAATGGGTTTGGTCATGTTTGGATGGGTTACCACGCAACCATATTTTAAAGAAATCGTTGCTCACGACCTAAGAAAACAAGTCCAGCTTGAAAATATGAATCAATTTGACGATGAAACAGTCGTTGAACCTATTATGGATGATGGTATGAGACATGACCTGGAACTTGTAGGTGGTGACTTATGGGAAGTTGCTGATGGAAGTCCAGTTTACAGCAGATTTATGCGTGATTCAATTAACCGCATGTAAAAGTGATGGTGCATAAATACCTTTATTGGTACAATCTGCCAAAAAGAACAAAATAATTCAAGGAGAAAACAATGGCGATTCAAATCTCTCCAGGCGTAAATACAACTGAGATTGACTTAACAACAGTCGTTCCATCAGTATTAACGACTGCTGGTGCATTTGCTGGCGACTTTCAATGGGGTCCAGCCAATCACATTATGCTGATAGACAGCGAAACAACTTTAGTAAACACATTTGGACCACCAGATGCAAACTCTGCAACTGCTTTCTTTACTGCCGCTAACTTCTTAGCATACGGTAATAATCTAAATGTGGTTCGTGCAGTTAACGCAAGTGGTACTAATCAAAGTAACAATGCATTGACACTAACAGGTTCCGGTGGCATTCAGATTGCAAACGAAGATGCATATCTAACAAATTATATCAATGGCTCAGCAAATACTTATGGTGCTTTTGCCGCAAGATATGCAGGCACATTAGGTAACTCAATTCAAGTTTCTGTTTGCGATTCATCATCAAATAATTCAAACTTTAACAGCTGGCAATACAAATCATTGTTCACATCCGCACCAGGAACTTCAGCATTTGCTTCTCAAGTTAATGCATCAAATGACGAGATTCATATTGTCGTTTCTGACGTTGGTGGTTTAATTACCGGTAATGCTGGACAAGTTTTAGAGACATTTGGTTTTGTTTCTAAAGGCTTCGATGCTACAATAAACGGTAATTCAAATTATTGGAAACAAGTAATTTTCAATAATTCTAAGTATATCTACGCAATGGACCCACCAGAGTATTCTGCTACTCATGCAACATGGGGTTCAACAACAGCAAATACATCATTCGTACAGCTATCAACAGTTGAAAATGCGTTTTTATCTGGCGGTTCAAATCCAAAACCAGCAGACTCTGCATTAGAAACTGCTTTTGGTTTGTTTGCAAATAAAGAACACATCGACATTTCTCTAGTTTTAACTGGTGATGCTGATTCAACTGTTCAGAATTACATCTATAGCAATATTATTTCTACAAGACAAGATTGCGTAGGTTTCTTCTCACCACCTTCTGCAAACGTTGTTCAGAATTATGGTAATGAAGCATCTTCAGTTGTAAACTATTTCCAAAACGTATTGAATATTAGTTCATCTTATATTGTTGCCGATTCTAATTGGAAATATCAATTTGACAAGTACAACAATGTATATCGTTGGATTCCATTGAACGGTGATATTGCCGGTCTTTGTGTAAACACAGATGCAGTTGCAGACCCATGGTTCTCACCAGCTGGTTTCAATCGTGGTAATATCAAGAACGCTATTAAACTAGCATGGAATCCTACAAAGCCATCAAGAGATGTTTTGTATGCCGCTGGTATTAACCCAATCGTTTCATTCCCCGGACAAGGTATTGTTCTATACGGTGACAAGACTCTACAATCTAAACCTTCTGCATTTGACAGAATCAACGTTCGTAGATTGTTCTTAGTTCTTGAGAAAGCAATTTCTACAGCCGCTCAATACTCATTGTTCGAATTTAATGACTCGTTCACTCAAGCACAATTTGTTAACTTAGTGACACCATTCTTACGTGACGTTCAAGGTCGCCGTGGTATTACAAACTTCTACGTACAATGTGATTCAACTAATAACACACCTCAAGTTATTAATGCAAATCAGTTTGTTGGTAGCATTTATGTTGTACCGAATCGTTCTACGAATTTCATTCAGTTGAACTTTGTTGCTGTAGATACAGGTGTTGACTTCTCAACAGTTGTTGGCTCAGTATAAATAACAAGTAGGAGAACACAATGACATTCAACGTATCAGAATTTAGAGCACAATTGACAGGGGACGGTGCACGTCCTAATCTGTTCAATGTGACTCTAACATTACCAGCAATTGTAAACAATGCCACAAACGCTGGAAAGAAACTCCAGTTCATGGCTAAAGCCGCACAATTGCCTGGTTCAACAGTTAACAACGTACCGCTTCACTACTTTGGTCGTGAAATTAAGTTTGCTGGTAACAGAACATTCGCAGACTGGACATTAACAATCATCAACGATGAAGATTTCGTTATTCGTTCAGCTATGGAGAACTGGCTAAATAATATCAATAGTCATGCTGGCAACTTACGTGCCGCTAACGCTGTAGGACCTGCAAGCTATACATCAGATGCAACTGTAACTCAATACGGTAAATCTGGTGATAGTATTCAAGCATATGACTTTGTTGGTATGTTCCCAGTTGATGTTTCAACTATCGACTTAAATTGGGATACAACTGACTCAATTGAAGAGTACACGGTAACGTTTGCTTATCAATACTGGACAAATACTGCAAGTACAGACGTTTAATTATTCGATGGAGACCTTTCGGGGTCTCCTTATGTTTTTGTGAAATGATAAAAAGGCAATATGAACCCATTAAATAAATTTTCGCTGTTTGGCTTTACGATATCTCGTGATAAAGATATTGAAAGTCAACAAACTCAACCATCATTCTCACCACCGAGCAATGATGATGGAGCGTTAACGATAACATCTGCCGCATATTACGGCACGTATGTTGATTTAGATGGTACAGCAAAGAATGAAGTAGAGTTGATTTCTCGTTATCGTGAAATGGCGATGCAACCTGAAATCGAGTCTGCCATTGACGATATTGTAAATGAAGCTATTTGCCAAGATGATAATGGTAACAGCATTAAGATTGTTCTCGATGATGTTGATGCACCAGATAAAATTAAAAAAGCAATTTACTCAGAATTCGATACAATTTTGAGAATGTTAAATTACCGAAATATGTCTCACGACATTTTCAGAAGATATTACGTTGACGGTAGACTTTTCTACCACGTAATTATCGATAGAGAAAACCCAACTGCTGGTATTAAAGAACTCAGATATATTGATCCACGTAAACTTAAAAAGGTTCGTGAGATTAAAAAGACTAAAGATGAGCGTACCGGTGTTGACATTATGAACGTAGTCAACGAATACTACATTTGGAACGACAAGGTCACTACAGGATCGTCTTCCAGCTTCGGACCAGTAGGTGTACGCATAACCACAGACTCTGTGCTCTCCATCGTTTCTGGCTTGATGGATTCACGCCGTGCCGTTGTTTTATCATACTTGCACAAAGCAATTAAACCGCTCAATCAATTACGTATGATTGAAGATGCTACAGTTATTTACCGAATCTCTAGAGCACCAGAAAGACGTATATTCTACATTGACGTTGGTAACTTACCTAAACTAAAAGCTGAACAATACTTACGTGACATCATGGTAAAGTACAAGAACAAACTTGTATATGATGCAAACACTGGTGAAGTTCGTGACGACCGTAAATTCTTATCTATGATGGAAGA